CCTTTGGTAAGACGTGGCGACCTTTGGTAAGACGTGGCGACCTTTGGTAAGACGTGGCGACCTTTGGTAAGACGTGGCGACCTTTGGTAAGACGTGGCGACCTTTGGTAAGGCCTGGTGCTGCTGGAGACACGTTGTCTCCAAGTGAAGACATGCACAAATAAAAATTGAAACTGGGCAGCCGCCCTTTTTTTAGTCCCCTCCAAACCACAAAGAGCATCAAATGTCCCAGTGCGCTTTCAACAACGACGGCCACCCCGAGCTGAACGAGCCCGAGCTGAACTGCCCGCGCCTCTGCGTCCACGGCATCCACTGCACCTACACGGGCCCTGGCAAGACCGGCTGCAACTTCGTCCACCCTGGCGAGGAGGGCACGGGCCGCCGCCTCTTCCCCGCGCGCGTGGACGAGAAGACGGGGCAGCAGCAGGACGCCTGCGTCCGCCTCGTTGGCTCGCCTGGCTTCTACGAGCGCCGCCGCCTGAAGATGTCCTGGCCGCAGTGGTGCGCCTTGCCGAAGAACGCGCACTTGCGCAGCGAGCCGCGCCGCGGGCAAGAGGAGCCCGCGCCTTCTGCTCCTGCAGCGGCCCAGCAGAAGCCGCCAGTGGTTGTGCAGAAGAAGGCAGTCGCTGTGGCCCTCCCGCCGCCCCCGCGCGCGGCGCCCTTGGCCCAGGCGCAGCAGCAGCAGCAGCAGCCACCCCAGTGGGCCCAGGCGCAGGCGAAGCCCCCTGTGGGCCTGCTCATCATGCAGGCGCGGATTCACCTGGAGAACAGCAGCGCGCTGGCCGCCCACTACGAGGGCATCGTGGCAAAGGGCACCGACCCCACCTCCTTCTTGGGTCGCTGCGCCCAGCAGCAGGCAGAGATGCACCGCACGTTGGCAACGAGGGCGGCGACCCACCTCCGCGACTTGTTCGGCAACGAGCTCTTCGCGCGGGCAGGCGCCTTCTTGGACGAGGTGAGGGCGGACATGGTGGCGGCGGAGCAGTGGTCCAACGAGATCACGGCGGGCCGCATCACGGGCATGCTTCTTGAGGGGCTTGACCACGACGAGCTGACGCAGCTCCTCGAGGACCACCAGGCCTTCATCGAGAAGATGGCCGATGCCTCCGCCATCCTGAAGCAGTCGGGCGACGCGAAGCTGGCTTCTGCTTCTGCCCCTTTGTCTGCTCCTTCTTCTCCGCCTGCAGAGGCAGAGGCAGAGGAGACGCCGGTAGCGTAAGGGTCTAGGGCATGGGGCCTGTGGCATGGGGGTAAAAGGTATTAGGGGCCCTAGGGCATGGGGGTAAAAGGGGATAAAGAAAACACAAAAGGGGGAGCAGCAGTAGGAACAGGCCTACTTTTTTGTAAAAAAATTGAACCCCCTGACCATATACAGAATAGCCCCCTTAATAAAATGCCTACCGCTGTATATATTGTTGTTGAGAACGGCGTCCCTTATCCAATTGCGTATACATCCTTCGCCTCTGCAGCCGCTGCCGCAAAATGCTACGAGTGGAACTCTTGGACTGGGGAACGCTTTCTACAGTTCGTGGGGAAGGTGACCTACATCAAATCCGACTTCACGTTTTACGCCAATGACAAGGAAGGAAATCATCGCTCGGGACGACTTGCGCAGTTGAGGGTCATTGAAGACGACCCTTCCATCCCTGGTGTCTCAATGGCTGCGACGGTGCGCGGGGCAGCGGAGGAACTCGTCAAAGTTCGCTAAAAGATATATAGGCATAACAAAAATTCCCTCCTGGGCAACAGAAGGGTATTTTTGTTTATATATTTATCTACCTATGCCCCTCTTCACTCGTGATACAGCACGCCGAAGCCGCGCTGCACACGCCGCACACGCCGCTCCCTGGGGCGCACGCTGATGAAGCCGTTCATGTCCTTCTCGTCCTTGGGCACGTAGGTGTCCCACACCTCGGGACAGGGCAGGCCGCGGCGAGACACGCGGCTGGGCAGCTCCTTCTCGGGGAGCATCCAGAAGTCAGGGCGCGGCAGGGGGAGGCCAAGGCGGCGCATCTCATCCACGAATGCAGGGTCAATGATTCCAGGGGCTGCACGCTGGACGGGCTCCTTGCACAGTTGCGACGACAGGTGCTTGTTCGTGAAAATGCAAGAGACAAGGTCGCATTCCTTGGGAAGGGTGACACAGTTCTTGTTGTGAAAGTTCTTCATCTGTTTCTGCTTGGGGACTTTATCGAAGGGGCGGGGCGCAAAATCAATTTTTATTTTTTGGGCGTTTGTGTAAAAGGTGTATGCTCAGGTGAATTGGAAATCTTTGAACTCCTCGGTGATGACGCGCTTGATGGCCTCAATCTGCTCCTCATTCCTCATGCCCTCTTGTCCATCGTACTTGTCAGGAGATGGTCCCTCAAAGATGGCCTCGCCGCCGTAAACGATGCGAAAGACGCCGCCGTAGAGTTTCTCCTTGAACTGCTTCGGTGCCCAGTGCCCACAGCCTTTGATAGGACAGCGGAACCGGCCTTTGCCTAGAGCACCGAGGTCTTCTTGCGGCTTGTCTTCATGTGACCCACAGAAGGTGCAGTTCCCGCTGGAGTCGCGCATGGCCTCTTGCTCCTTGTCCAGATAGTAAAGGCCAGCGGGATTGCCCTCATCATCCGTGTCTCGGAAGTAGAGGGCGCAGACAATTCGGACATCTTGGCCCCTTCGCTTATCTTGTCCCTCAGGGTCAAGACGCTCACGTTCTTCATTATAAGAGAAGCAATCGACTGCGGTGATCATCCCTTCCGCCGACAGGGTGGAAAGAGCACGATCCGCCTTGTTCCAAATCTGAGTCCTCTGATTTCGCCATTCCTTAGAAGGATGAGGTGTGGTTTCCATGGTGTGAGTGTGGGGGGACTATTTGGATCTCCAGACAGGGTTTCAATTTTTACCTCGCATTCTTCGTGATAAAAATTGAAGCAGCAACCGCCCTTGCTGGAAAGCCACAACAACAAACAAGCAAAATGGGTCTTGTTCAGAGCCAAATGTGCTTGCATCTTGGGATGCTTCCGCCCGATGTTTGGGCACAAGAGACGACTGCCAGTCTTTTGCCCAGAAAGAGGAAAAACAAAATTTGAAACCGCTCCCCCAGCAAAACAAGTCACAACGATTCCTCCTATGGCCCCTATGCCTCCCTTTTACGAGCTCTGGTCCAAAGATTTGACTTCCATGCTATTGCTTCTTCTTCTGATCTACGCCCAGGTACAATATCATCTGGCCACATACACCGTGAACATTGCAAAGGAATCACAAGCCCTGCGTGAAAATACTCTGAGTGCCACAGAGGACAATAGGAACGTCCTCAGTCAAATGCGAAAGGACTTGAACACTGTGATAACTCGCATGGAGACTCACAATGGGTCAAAGGAGAATCTTGAGGAACGCCTTCAGACCCTTGCGTCTACGTTCAAAGAGCTTCTTTCTGCCGAGTCGGCTCTTCTAACCTCTAAAATGGCAACTCTCAAGAAAAAATTGGTTAGCGGAGGCTTTTGGGGTGATAAGTCGCGTCAGAAGTTGCAAACACAGATGGACGATGCTTCGCAGCGAAATGCCCTCCTAGAAAAGGCGGGGTCTATGGTATAAGAATTATAGGTGGGTAAAAAATATCTTTTTTTGTATATCACTGTAAAAATTGAAATTGCGAGCCCGCCGCCCCCGAAAGTCCCCCCAACCACCAAGATGTCAAACTACTTCCAGTTGAAAGAAACAGAGAACATTGCCATTCGCGCAATAAACCATCTCCTCGAGCCTTCGGCAGAACATGTCAAGTACGCCGATACCTATATGGTCGCGTCGTATGAGGCATGGAGCTCGCTGCGAGGTCTGTCTTACCCTGCGCTTCCGCTTCCGCCCGATGATGAAGAGCACCAGGCGTGTCGTCGCATGTGGGCAGTGGAGATGTCTAGGCGTATCCAGAGCGAGTATGTGACAAAGGCTTATCTCCCTGGCGCAGTGGCGGCAGTGGTTGAGGCACGCGCTTCTCGGCGAGCAGAGCATGACGGCTGCACATGTACCGTTCCCCACAATGGCTGGAAGGGGGAGGAAGGGATGCGCATCCTTGCGCCCCTCAATCCCACGCACAACAGGTATTGTGAGTGCGGCGGCTGGCTCACCTGCCCCGTCCAGGGAAGGAGTCCCAATTCCGCAGTGGCATTGATGGCGTTTTCTCCGCCCCCTGATTCTATTCATGCGGCCTTCTGCACATGCGTCCTCTGCAACAAGCGTCCTCTTGAGAAGGCTGAGGACGCATTCGTCATGGCAGCAAAGGGCATCGCCGCCGCAAAGGACATGCCTGGCGGTAATACGGAAGACGGATTCGCCAAGAATCTATTCCAGACAATCCAGGGCGTCAAGTACGATGACAAGTGCCCCCACGGGATGCCCTTCTATGCGTGTATGCCCTGCAGCCACTAAGAAAAGGAGCATAAAGATAAATTTTTTCTATAAAAAAGAATGGACGATAATGCTGCCTCTTCAGCATTTGCCGACGAGATACGCAAAGAAATCTCGGCGATTCGCCTGAAAGTGGATACGTATATACGCAGCAAAGAAATGGGCGATAGCCCCTTAACTGGAAATTCTCGGAATGCCTTACCTCCTCCTGTATTGTCTGCGCCAGACCTTCCTAAAGCAATTATTCATATCCCTATTGCACATTTACCTGCAAATCTACGGCCTTTACTTGAGAATGTGTTAAAGAAGGTGTGTGTCAAGGCGGAAGAAGTTCTGGATACATGCGGAGCCGATGCCGCCGTAAAGTGGTGTGAAGATATTATTAATCCTCCTCTTACACCGTGTGCTTGTTATTGTTATATCGAGTAAAGACACCTGGTAAAAATTGAAAAGCTCGGCACGTATTCTAGATTGCCCCCCTCTGCCATGGCATCTTCTTTGCAACAACTTTCGGCAAATGTGCTTGCGGGAGGAGAGAAAGATTCTGAACCCCTTGACGAAGTCGCCCTCTTTGTCAAGGAACTGTCTCCTATGCCTCCTCTGTCTCCTGCTGCTGCTTTGCCTCCCTTGCCCCCATCACCACCCCCTCTTTCTCTTGACGAAGCACTAACATTCTCAAAAGAGGAAACCACAATTGTCTTTGATTGGGACGACACCATCTTGGCTTCCCACTGGCTTCAACAAAAGGGTGTTCGTGCAAGCGCATTGGCAGAAACACTCGAGCTGGACATCGTCGAGGCGTTTGTGCCGCTTACGGAAACCGTATACGAGCTTCTTACGAAGGCGAAGGCCATGGGCACCGTGGTAATTATCACGAATGCCACGGTGGACTGGGTTCCACTGAGCGGCTCTTTGTTAATGCCGTCGATTATGCCACTTCTTGCCGACGTGCGTGTAATTTCCGCCCAGGGCAAATACAGGGGCCTTGGCATCTCTCCCATGTTCTGGAAACGGAGCGCCTTCATCGACGAAATCGAGGGGGTGTTTCAGAGGAAGCCTGGCGCACGGCGCAACATCATCAGCATTGGCGACAGCCGCCTGGAGTTTGAGGCGATGCAGAATCTGCGGAGAATATACGCGCTCACAAGCCCCCGCAACACCTTTCTCAAGGCCATCAAGCTGAAGGACATGCCCAGCATAGAGGGTCTGAGGGCACAGCTAGATAACTTGAGAAGTGCGTTGCTCGGCCTGGTAAATCAGGAAACGAACCTTGAACTGATGATGACGGATTCTAAGGAGGAGGTCGTACAGTATCAGATTCATCTTGAGGATTTTATGGCCGAGAGGGTGATTACTGTGGAATTCTCCGCGACAGACCTCAAGACCGTGAAGGAAGTGAAAGAGAAAATCCAGAAAAAAGAGGGGATTCCTGTGGAAGAGCAGATTCTCTCATATGCCGGCATCAGGCTACAAGACGACATGGCGCTTGACAGTTACCACATATTTTCTGGACCCGCCCTGGAGCCGATTCGCCTACTTCGCCATGCACCGCGCTCTTCTTCGCCTTCCATCTATCCTCCTCTCATTCCCAGGCAAGTCCAGAAAAAGAAGGTAAAACGCTCTCAAACACCCGCGCGCCCAGGTGCAAACGATTCGTGGGTATAAAAATTTGATTTCCTTGTGGCGACTAATACTATTAGCCCACACATGGATTTGAAAGAAGAGCGAGATTTCTGGAGAAAAAGAGCTCTAGACTTGGAAGCCAGACGAGAAATCTTACATTTTTCGAGCATTCCTTTGACTGTGTTAGAGGAGTTGCGCGTGAAGTGCGAGCAGGATATTGAATACTGGTATTCTCTCGCTCATAAGGCGTATGTGGATTCGAAGTTATATACGGAAGAAAAATGGACCACTCTATATGAATCCTCTTTGTTTGAGGAGAACCAAATTGAGTTCTGGAAAAAGAAATACGAGGAGGCCACCGCCTTTGCAAAGACACAGCTTCTGATGGAAAAAATCCGCAAACATCGGGTTCGTTTTACCTTTGATACCAAGTCCTAAAGAACGGGGGAGAATATACGAATAACATGAGCAGCAGCAGCAGCAGCAGCAGCAATACAACTTCTCTTCCTTTGATGAGCGTCATTCAAGGAATAGGGATTGGATTGGCGACCTTGATTCTCAATCAGATTCCATGGTCGTCTTTTTTTCTATTCACACAGTTCCTCGGCTTTCGCCTGTATAAACTCGGGCGCAAGGAGTTATGCGAAGAAATCCAGAAAAAACTCGGTGGCTGGTGCAGCCATATGACGGAAGAAGGAAAGGGGTTCGGATATTCTATTGGATTCTGGTATGTACTACATCTTTCTATGGAATCTTTCTCATCTGAAAGAGGAGAAAACAGTTATAGTGTGTGGATTATCGCCACGCCTTCATCGTTTGAGCGCCTAACCAAATCCACAGAGAAAGTAATCTCTTTTACACCCTTGCAAGAAAACCGCCCACCTCCTTCCTCTATCCAGTTTTTACAGAGATATGGCAGCTATAATAATGCCTATTTCATAAAACGCCAGATAAACATTTCCATTCAGCCATGGGAAGGCCAGGCGAAGGTTATTTCTTCTATTTATGACCATTATATGACGCATAAACATTGCGTTGTCTATATTCATGGTCCACCTGGCTCTGGGAAATCAATGATTCCCATTCTGTTTGCGAGTCGTGTAAAAGGAAGTTATTGTAATACGTTGAAGCCCTGGCAGCCGGGGGATACTTTGTATGGATTGTATGGAGATGCATCCCCTAGCGACAATGCTCCTCTTATTCTAAGTTTGGACGAGGTGGATGCGCCCTTGGAGAAAATCCATGCGGGAATTACTCCTCATAAATCAATGCCTATCATGATTGGAGACAAGGCGGGATGGAATCATATGCTGGACGAGATTCAAAGAGGGTTATATCCCCATTTGATTGTCGTTCTAACCAGCAATAAAAAACCGGAGTTTATTGATTCTCTGGATACTTCTTATTTACGCAAGGGGCGCGTAGATTTAACCTTTGAGCTTTTTACGCCCACACCGGCCAGTTCGCAACCATCGTCTCCACCGTCTCGTAGACGAGCTCGCGCGTCTGGGAAGTGAGGTTCTTGGGAGTAACCAGCACCGTGGGGAGAGTGGGGAAGGTGAATTGGACAGACTCGAACGGCTCCTCGTCCACGGTAAGCAGGCGCAGGAAGTTGCTCAGATACTGCAGGACAGCGGCCTCGTCCATCTTCTTCACCTTGGTGCTGAAGGAAGAGTCCTGGTCGTTGTAGGTGATGGTGAAGAGCTTCTCGCCGTTCTCGTCAGTGGCCTTCTTGGGGGTAATCTTGATGACGTCGTCGCGGTCATTTGCCTCCAGTGAGCGAATCACGCGAATCATAATGGGCGGGACACGCTTTGCTTGGACTGGGGCAGGAGCAGAAGCAGAAGCAGAAGCAGCAAAGCGCTCAGAGAGAGTCGGATAGATGGGAGAGTTGTCGGCGGCGGCGCGAGTGCTGCTCTGGCGGCGCAGAGGAGGGGGCGCGGCGTATGTAGTCGAGCGCAGAGGAGGGGGCGCGGCGTATGTAGTCGAGCGCAGAGGAGTCATGGGGACCATGGCAGGCATCATCTGCACATACTCAAGCTCCTCCTCGTCCAGGTTCGACACCACAAACTGGCGCAGCGTGCAAGTGGGAGAGCCAGGGAATGCTGGGAAATGGCTGTCAAGCGAATCAATCTCGTCAAGGACGCCGCGCACGTAATCCAGGCGGATGCTCCCCCAGAGCCAGCGAATAGCAATGAACTCATAGAGCAGCCACTTCATGGCATCTTGCTCGTAATTCACGTATGTAAGGAACTGCGTAAGGCGAGGGCTGTGGTTGCCATCCTGATTCGTTGCAGCCCGAATATTCTCAATAACTGTCTCCACATAGGGCGCCTGCTGAAGAGTGGCGTTCCACTCGTTCAGGATGTCGTTCCAGCCATACACGCGATGAGAGTTATTCGTGCGCCACAGCATTTGAAGTAGGACTAATTATTTGGGCCGCGGGCGAAATCAACTTTTTTTCGAGTATTCGTTCGCCTCCCCTGTGTCAGAATCAACTGCTTCTGCTTCTGCTTCTGCTTCTGCTTCTACTCCATCGGCCACCGCGATCACCACTTCATTCTCGGTGTCAACAGGAGGCCCTGCAGGTGATACTGTAAGACCAGTCGGCGACTCTATAGTCGCCTGGGGAGACTGTGTTAAAGCGTTAATAAGCTGCGAAGGAGATACTGTCTTTGCGCCAGGAAGAGTCACATGCAATCTTTCCAGTTTTCGCATCGAAGTTGTTCCTCGCACAATTGCCCGTGGCATTCCTCCACGCGAACCTATCTTTTCCTCCAAGGCCTTCAACTTCTCCTCTAACACCAAATTGAAATTCCCAGACAAATCCGACATTTTCTTATCCAGATGTCTATCGACATCAGGCATCATCGCCTCATGCCACACTTTCCGCTTCTGCTGCAACATAACCGCCGCATCAACAGCCATTTTCTTCATAAGAGTATCTGTATCCTTAAAAACCTTGGTGTGGTCAATGCCATGCGCAATATCAGGTTTCTTCAGGTGCGGTGTATTCACAAACTCCTTCTCAAATTGATCGATGACGTTGTCAGGAATCTGTGGCGATTGCTCTATCATTCTATCAAGCTCAGAGCGACAGAATTTCAAAAAATCCATGGAATTTATGCGGTCATTGGGATGAAGAGCAAGCTCAATAGCAATTTGACGTTGGAATTTTCCCCATGATATGCTAGCCACGCGATTCGCCTCCGAGCTTTGTGCATAGCGAAAGAAATTTCCAAGAGTCGTGAGAATTCCCGTAAAAATAGAAACACCGCCTATACCAATCTGGGCATATTTATTAGATTCTGGGTTATCGCCGACAAGACTATTCATCACAAAACTCGCAGAGCCTGTAAGAGTAGATAAGACAATAACAGGAACAGTAATCCACAAATTGCTTAACGTCGCCTGTTTCTCATATTTATCGTGCATCCAACGATAACAAGCAGCAATATCTGACCACTCGGCCATCAATTGCTCCTGCTCCTTTGTCCAGCCATTATTAGGCTTTACAATAGGGTTTCCAGATAAGTCCACTTTTTCTGGAGGAGGTGAGCCAGACATCTACTTGAGAATATATTAATCACGTCGGTCCCTTCGCCCCTTTGTGGCGTTTTTCTTTGCCTCCAGTCCTGATTTATACAAGGCGGCGGCCTCGGATTCACTGAGAGTCTTTGGATTTATGTTAGAGGGTATGCCTATAAATGTCCTCGTTTTCAGTCCATCCTTATACATATACGGGCCGTATTGGCCAATAGCAAATATATATGCACCCACGCGGACAGAGGAAGATGTGGTTGCCGCCTTCGCCGTGAATTTCTCTATAATTGCCGCCGCCGTGTCGGCGGCACTGTAAGGAATCCGTATTCCATCGCATTCCAGATACTCTCCATACGGACCCTTCTTTTTCACAATCGGCTTGTTATTGAATTGACCCATATTGGCCGCCTCTGCCTCTTCCTGAATCCAAGTGCGTGCTTCTTCCTCGGTAATATCGGCAACTGTCTTGTTTGGGGGAAAGGTGTAAAAGGTGGGTTTGGAGTCGGGGCCGGATTCTTGTATGAGAATCGGGCCTGTTTTACTCATGACTGCTTTGAACCCTGCGCCGAAATCCTTGACTTTCTCGGATGTGGATGGCATGGAGGATTTATCGCTGAGACGTTTATGGTCGTCCTTATAAGAGTCCCATGTGCCACGACACAGGTCTTTCCAGGATTCTCTGCCTTGTGATATGGAATCGAGGCGAGTTTCCATGGCGGCCGTGAAATCGTATGCAAAGAGTTGGGGGAACTCTCGGACGCAGAAGGCCACTGCCGATTCTCCTAGGGCTGTGGGGACGAGTTTCTGTTTTTCTGCGCCCAGGTTTATCTGGGTGATTTGTGTAAGAGGTGGCCATGCGTTGGGTTCTATGCTGAGGACAGTATGGGAGGCCTTTTCGCCCACGATATCCTTCTTTTCCACGTATGATTTGTCAAAGAGGACTTCCACAAGAGAGGCGAAGGTGGATGGGCGACCAATGCCCTTTTTCTCCAGCTCTCGGATAAGCGTAGCTTCCGTGAAACGTGGAGCTGCCTTTGTCCGCTTGGGACTGGCCTGGATTTTGCTCCAGCTGCATTTAGTGCCTGGAGTGAGGGCGGAGAACTCTTTCCAACGAGATTCTTCTTCCGAGCTTTGCTCGATGTCGCTCTCTTCATCTAGGTCTGCCGGCTTGCCAAGACGCTGCCATCCTTGGAATTCTGTTTTCTTGGCCTGGGCGGACCATTGGAAATCTGTGTCGCCGTCAAAGACGAGTTTGATGGACCTCGTTTTTCCGTAGGCGGCCGACATGGTGGATTGCACGGCGCGCTTCCAAATTAGGGTATATATGTGTTTTTCTTGAGGAGTCCAATCCCCTGGGGGGTCGGAAAGTTCAAAGTGGGTGGGGCGAATTGCTTCATGGGCTTCTTGTTGGGTTCCAGTTGTGGGAGCAGCAGGTGACGCCTTGGTTTCAGGGCCGACGTATTGCTCCCCGAAATTCTTTTTTACCCAGGCTTGTGATTCGGCAATCGCTTCTTTAGAAAGGACCGCAAAATCCGTTCGCATATAGGTTATATGCCCTGCTTCGTATAATGATTGGGCGATTTTCATCGTCGCCTTCGGATTGATTTTATGAAGTGCTGATGCTTCTTGTTGGAGGCTGCTGGTGATAAGAGGCTTCGGCGGATTTGCGGTCCATTTGGACACGGAGGCGGAATGGATGGTGGGCGAAAGCTCCTTATGGATATTTTCCAGATAATTCAGGGCAGATTCCTGGTCTTCTAGCTCATCGTCTAACTTTGCGTCAAAGGGTTTTGATTTGTTGGATGAGGCGGTGCTCTGGAAAGAGCCCGAAGCTACCCAAGAGGTTTTTGTGCTGTGGGATTTGCATTCTTTCTCCCTGTCATATACGAGACGTAGAGCGGGGGTTTGACATCTTCCTGCAGATAGCCCACGGGCTACGTGTTTCCATAGAACGGGGCTGATGGTGAATCCGACAAGCATATCGAGGACAGAGCGAGCCTGTTGCGCGTAGACCTTATTCATGTCTATCTTCCTCGGATTCGCCACGGCGGCACGAATGGCTGTGCAAGTGATTTCGTGAAAGACGGCTCGAGGGAAGGAGAGGGGGTCTTTTTTCAAAAGACAGGCAACGGAATATGCAATGGCCTCGCCTTCCCTGTCGTCGTCGGCGGCCAAGTAAATGGTTTTCGCCTCTTTTGCCGCGTCCAGAATGGCGGTCATTGCCTTCGTCTTTTCCTTGATGAATTTGAACCTCGGCTCAAAATCTCTGTCTATTCCTACAGCATCCAGGTCTTCTTCTAGCGCACGAATGTGCCCCATGGTGGCCAAGACTCGGAAAGATGGACCGAGAAAGCTGGAGATTTTCTTACATTTTGCAGGAGATTCCACGATGAGAAGATTCATCTACTTTGGAGGACTTTTCATAGTGGAGTATGGCGGCAGCACTTTTTATTTTTGTTTTGCCGAAGGTTTAAGGCTAAATTACGTGTAATATATAATAGAATGTACCGCAAGTCGTACGTGATGCCTGCGCGAGGGGCAAATAAAATATCTAGACTTTCGGTGGATTCGGATTCTGATTCTGATTCTGACGAGTCTTGCGTATCTGCGACTTCTTCTTCTGCTTCTGCTTCTGCTTCTTCTTCTGCTGGCTCTGTTGAGGAAAAGGTTTCTTCTACCCTTCAAGAAACCTCTCCTCCCTTTCGTGTATGGAAGGCGGATTATGGCGAGAGTCGTTTTACCACGGAGAAGAACAATATTTTCAGTAGTCCTTTTTCCCGCAAAAAGGTGGCCTGGTCTCGCCCTCGGTTCAGAAGCGAGGATTCTACTTCTTCTAGGTTTGTGGCGCCTTCTGCTTCTGCCTCTGCAGAAGGCTGGGTGAGTATAGAGAAGGGGATTCGTTCGACGGAGGATGATGATTTACCTGACTATACACCACCTACTCCTAAAGCAGATGAGGGAGATGTAGATGCTTTGGTCGTGGAAAAGCCCCCTCAGGAATTCCCGTCACTTTTGAAGCGAGGCTCTGGTATCCTAGAAGACCAACAGGCTGCCCTAGCATGGGCGGAAAAAATCAAGAAAAATTTGGATAATGCAGAGAAAATGCGTTCTGTAAATAGGAAACAGAAAGAAGGAGGACTCAGTTTTTTCAAGAGGGGTGTGAGTGGATTACAATAGGCGGCGGCTTCGCGGTGCTTATCTGAGTTTGTGTAAAAGGATTTGTATTTCTGTATGATGGTATTTATACAGAAATTCAGAATTTTGCGAAACGGCTCCGTAATGCGTTTTTATTCCCCACCATGAATATAAAATGCCGACGATTCCCTCGACGCTCCGTTTCCGCAAGATGACGCACCTCGGCCTCTCGGCGCAGGCGATTAATTTCGCCCAGTCGTCCTTCATGGGTCACCGCGTTTCTTTTACTGTGCCTGTGGATTTCATGAACGAGTATTTCACATGGACGCGTGCTGTTGATGAGCTGCGCCCTACAGGAAGATTCGTAGCGGACCCTGGTTCTACTGTATATACTTCTTCTGGACCTTCAGCCATGCCTGCATTTATTGAAATTCTTCAGAGGGCATTTGGCTCTGGATACACTGACTTAGATGGTGTTGCTTCTGGTCTAAACTATAGCAGTCCGGCGCTAGATTCCACTGCAGATATGAAGCGTGATCCTACTATTATTAATAATACATGGGCTTATACTTCAGCGGGTCTAGGAACTCCCACTGTGGTACCCAACCAATACTACAGCGTCAATGATCTGGTGATGGCCTTCGTTCTGAATAAGTGCTTTGGCTCTTCTGCATACGATGCCTGGGAAATCGTGTATAACTTACCCGATGCCTTTGGAATGCTCACTGATTTACAGCTTGCGTCTGCTATTACTCTATCTCTGGCGGAAGAGGAGGTCAAGGCGACGGCAAATGTTACACCGGTTGCTCCTAGTTCGATAGGCAAACTGCCTGCTGCTCAATTACCTGGCGACGACAAGGGTCGTGTGGATGAGATGTTCCGCGCCCTTCTGTCCATGGACCCTCAGCGTTTCTACAAAAATGGCGCACAAATCCCCGGCCTCTTTGAGTCAAATCCTGACGTGGCTGGCTCTGGTAACTGGTGCTTGGGTGTAGGCGACAAGATTGAAATTCCTGTGCGTCTATATTTCCGTGCGCCCGTGACCGTTCTTTCCGTGGTGGATAACGCCAAGAATCCCAGCAGTGCCACTCCCGACCAAGTGGAGACAATCTTTATTAAGGGAGAGGCTGCAGCATTTGATGCGACGGATGCCACCGAGGTGGCTGCCGCCGATAGAGGCAATCTGATGTCTCTTCGCCTACAGATTTTGTGCTCTGACCCGGTAATGGTGGACGGTGTAACTCGTGCGACATCTGAGGATGTTGCAGCAACTCCTCCTGCCCCCGCTGTTGCGGTTGCTGTCAACCCTATCTTCTACGATGGTGCTAATTACAAGACACAGAAGGCTATTGCGGTTGTATTTGCGAACCTTGGTGCCGCTACTGACTGGGAGATTGAGAGTGTTACAGATACGACTCTACTCGCTATTGCTGGCTTAACCTATACCTTCGCAAACAGCGTGTTAGAGCTTACATACGATCCTTCCGTTGCATCTAGTGCTGCATCGGTCAATACAGTGTCAGTTCTACTGGATTATATTGGAGCTACTTCTCCCGCTCCCGCAGCCCCTGCTGCAAAATCCATCACGATCACCATTTCCGCCCCTCCTGCGTAAACGTGGTGGTTTTATACTAAAATGCATGTTTACATATCATACGATGCTATGTAAATATTAAAACTTGAGAAACGGCTCCGTCCCACCTTTTTAGTATAGGCAATGAATATAATATGCCGACGACTCCTTCCACGCTTTGTTTTCGCAGGGTAACGCACCTAGGCCTTACCCCGCAGGCGATTAACTTTGCCCAGTCTTCCTTCATGGGCCATCGTGTCTTATTTAACGTGCCCGTCGATTTCATGAACGAGTATTTCAGATGGACACGTGCGGCTGGGGAGCTGCGCCCGACGGGAAGATTCGTAGAGAGCCCTGGTCTTAACCCTGCATATGCTTCTTCTGGTCCCAAAGATATGCCTAACTTCACAACTATACTCGAGAGAGTGTTTCAGACATCATATACTGATATAGATGGTGTTGCACAGGGTCTAAACTACAGCAGCACAGCATTAGATTCCAGTGGCGATACGAAGCGTGATATTGTTAATATTACGAATAATACATGGGCTTATACTTCAACGGGTCTAGGAACTCCCACGGTGGTAGCCAACCAATACTACAGCGTCAATGATTTGGTGATGGCATTCGTTCTGAATAAGTGCTTCGGCTCTTCTTCCTTTGATGCCTGGGATGTCGTATATAACTTACAAGATGCCTTTGGAATGCTCACGAATTCAGACCTGGCAACAGCTATTAAGGATTCCTTACAGGAAGAGGAGGACAAGGCGGTGATAGCGATTACGCCCCTGCCTGCTAATCAATTACCTGGCGATGATAAGGGTCGTGTGGATGACATGTTCCGCTCTCTTCTTTCCATGGACCCTCAGCGTTTCTACAAAAACGGCACGCAAATTGCCGGTCTCTTTGAGACAAATACGGACGTGGCTGGTGAAGGCAATTGGTGCCTAGGCGTAGGCGACAAGATTGAAATCCCTGTGCGTTTCTACTTCCGTGCGCCTGTAACCGTCCTTTCCGTGGTGGATAATGCAAAGAACCCCAGCAGCGCGACTCCTGACCAAGTGGAGACGGTATTCATCAAGGGCGAGGGCATTGCATTTGATGCAACAAACCCCGCCCATGTGGCTGCCGCTGATAGAGGCAATGTGATGTCTCTTCGCCTACAACTTGTATGCTCTGCGCCTGTAATGGCGTATCCTTCAACGAGAAGTTCTTCTGAAGACCTTGTTGCGAATCCTCTTATATTCCAGGTAGTGAATAAGACGAGCTTGATTTTTTACAAGGGAGCTCATTATCCTGCCCAATCAGCTATTGGTATTGTAGTGGCTGGTGGGACAGGTCCTTATTCATATGCATTCACTGTCGGTGGAACACTTGACCAAAATGTGGTAGGTGCAACACCATCAAATGGTCCTACTGGAGTCACCCTAACTTCAACTGGCATTTTCTCATTTGACCCTACAAGTGGAAATGCGACTGCTGGAAGATGGTTGGTGGACGTAACGATTCTTGATTCTGCTGGTACCCCACAATCAATTAACACAACAATTTACATCACGGTGGATGAATTGGCTGGGTCTTCTGGGCCTCCTCCTTCTGGACTGACAATGCCCGCAGTAGAATCAATACAGAATTTTGCTGGTCTTTCTGGAACTGGACCATATTCTATAACTGGATACACTCAATCTATGCTCAACCTAGGTAGTTCTGATACAATTCATTTTGATCGTAATGGGACTATAACTGGAACATGGTTAATTACAGCAGCTGTTACAAGTGCTGGCAGCACTACAACGCCAACAATTCCTACAACACCAAATAATAATACTGTTACATATAATTCCAGCACAGGTAGTATATCTCTGAGCAGTGGTGACCCTCTATACCCTCCTGGCAGCGCTGTAGTTTTCACAGCAGTATGCACGAGAACTTCTGATGGAGCAGTTGGAACAACATTACTGAATGTGACGATGCCTTTAACGGAGATAGTGCCGACATTAGTAGGTGGTGGTTCTACTGTAACGGAAGACCTTTCACAGGTGGTAAGCGATGGTATATATACCTATAATGTTGGAGATAATGCTGCTGTATTCGTAAGTTCCCAATACATTACAGTTGTGGCTGTACCTGCAGCGGCAACATATTCTATTGTTGTAGCTCCATTACAAGGTGTAGGACAAGCAACTTGGAATGGCGTAAGTTCTCAAATAGATATTATTACAAATTCTAACTTTGGATTTGGCACAGGTACAATTGGAAAAGGATTTACATTTACATACGAAGATGTTACAGGTACTAAAATGCCTCTAGGCATTAATACAGGTAATTCAGGTAATAACGAACTTATGGTAAATGTTATTGATAATTACCAATAAAAATTTGCAGGTGAATACTAATTAATAAACACCCTCCATATTTATCTAAAATGGCTTCCATTCTAGATAAATCTACGCCTAAAACACCCCAATGTTTATCTATAATGGCACCCATTCCAAATATATAAAACATCCTATCTTTGTTTTCTTACACATTTATATGCTGTATACAAGGGGCATTATGGAATAGCTATAATACCTCTAAGCGTAGGGCTCACATCACTCCATTATTGGAAAAATCCAGATTATTCGTATAGAAGATATTTGGATATCATTGTTGTAAAAACTGGTCTAACATATCAACTCTATCTCGCATATTTCTTAAAACATGTATGTCTTCCATTCCATTTTTATATTTCCTTGGAATATATTATCATAGACAAAAGAACTTTGTAATATCTACATATGCACACATCCTCCTTCATATTGTGGCAAACATTGGAAATGTCGTTCTATATACCTTGATAAAATAATCTCCCAAAATATTATATAGGGATGCCTGCCTTAACGGTTCGTTATAAGAAGTCCCTTTCCATGAGTCTGGCGAATAATGCCATCCGTTTCACGGAATCTACCTTGGTAGGACACAGAGTTCAAATTCCGATGTCCGTAGATGACCTCAATACCTTTTTCGTATGGAGAAGGGAATCTGGAGCCCCTCGTCCGATAGGCCACTTCGTGCCAGAAGTAGACGGTCTAAAATTCGTGGATGCCTTGAAGGCTTCATTGAACAAATCATACAATGACATTGACGGCACCCTGGACGGACTCAATTTCAGCTCCTATATTCTGGACGCAAACGGAGATTCCAGAACTCGTGAAACAGGCTCAGTCACTGCCAACGATTTGGTAATGGCCTATGTTCTATTCAAATGTTACGGAAACTCTTCCGCCCCTACAATGAACATTATTTATAATCTGGAAGATGCCCAGTGTATGTTACAGTCAGAAGCCGTTGCTAAAATGATTGTGGATTCTTTCAACGAGGAAGAACTTCTGACAACATCTAGCGGAGTGGATATGGGTGCCGTGGACGCCATGTTCCGCTCCATGCTTGCACTGAATCCTCTGCGTTATTTCCAGGCGAATGGAACCCAGATTCCTGGACTGTTTGAGACGAATTATGTGTGCGAGGAAGCCGACCCTATGGGAACCGGCTCGTGGCTGTTCACCGAAAACGATAAGGTGGAGATACGCCTAGAATTCACATTCCCTCAGCCTGTGACACATATAAGCGCAGGCGAAACGGGAAATAATGAGTCCGTGGTCATACCCGCGGGAACGACATTTGCCATTCGTCTCCAACTTCTGGCGGTAGATACTCCTTCAGGCTCATCGGCGAAACGGGCTGCCGCCGCCGCTGCCGCCGCTGCCGCTGCCGCTGCACAAACCGCCTCTCGTGCCGCCGCTGCAGCATCCGCCTCTCTCTACGCCGCCATGGCCGAGAAAGAGCGGGAGCAAGCTGCCTATCTTACTACGCAAGACGAGACCTTCTATACAAACGCCATCAACGAGAATGCCAGACAGGCTATTGCGGCCTCCAATGCCCAGGCCACTGCAAACGCCGCCCAAGCCGCCTTGGAGGAGGCGATTTTATCAGGCAGCACGGATTCCGAAATACAATTCCAGCGTGCCGCTGCCGTCGCCGCTGCCGCCGCTGCCGCCACCGCCACATCCTTGTCCAATCAGGCTGCCGCCACCCTACAAACACTCGCCAATAAGAAGGCAGTGAACGAGCAAGCACTCGCCGCTGCACAACAGAAACTTGCCGAGGCCGTGCTTTCTTCCGCCACCGCCAATTCCATTACAGCTGCCGCTGCACTGGCCAAAGCCCAGACGGATGCCACCACGATTGCCGCAACCACGTCAGCCGCCAACACTGCCTCTGACCCACTAACAAAGGCACTCACAGATGCCGAGAAGAAAATCCTGGACCCGCAGACGATTATTCTGGCCCAGGCGGCGTATAATTCCAAGAAGGGTGCCGCTCTTCAAGCCTGGGCCGACTTTGTAAAGGCCACTGACACCAAGACAACCACCCAACACGCTCTAGAAAACGTGGCGTTTGAGATTGATTATGCGGTTATGACAGGGAAGAAGGCTGCCGATATACAAATTCTGCGCTCTGAAATGATTGCGCTAACGCAGAAATCCAAGGACTGTGTAAAAGGATATGCGGATGCTAGTTTGGGACTGATTAGCGTCCAGGGTGCCGAGAAGTTGGCTCTGGATACGCTGATTGCGGCGAAAAGGGCGGCGGGGACTTTGGGTGCTAGTATCGCCGCCGCCAATGTGAATGAAACGGGCGATGCTGCCGCCGCTGCTGCTACTGCACTTGCTGCCGCTGTCACGGCAAATACGGCCGCCCAGACGGCGTATACACTGGCGAATACGAATTTGAATGCGGCTATTGCGGCTGGTGCCGTCTTATCCGAAGTGCAGACTCTGCGTCTCGCCGTGATTACGACAGGCACGGCCGCCACCACCGCCTTGGGTGCTTTATCGGCCGCGAATACGAAGAAAAGCGCTGCCGATGTCGCCGCCACTGCCGCTGTCGCTGCCAAGACTGCTGCTGATGCGACGGTCGTGACCGTGACGGCGTGGGCGACTGGTGCTCTGGCCGAGTATAATACACGTAATGCGAGCATCTCAACGTTCCAAAACAGTATCATTGATAATGCGGAGGCCATGACCATGGCGAAGACGTTGAATGCCTCCCGTGTATCGCTTGTCAATTTGGAGCAGGCGGCTGATTTGGCGGACGTCTCGTATGATATCGCGAAGCGACTGATGGACGTCGCCCCTCCTGCCGATTATCTGCGCCTGAGTGGCGCGGCTGCTGCTGCACTTGCGGATAAGAATGCCAAGCGCGCGGCGGTAGTAAAAGCACAGGCCGACTTTGACGCCCGTTTCAGCCAGATTTCAGAGGACCAGAACTCTAAAGACTTCTTCGCCGCCGCCGTGGTAGACTATAGACAATCCGTGCAAACCGCAAAATCAAATAAACTCGCCATGATTCTATATGCGGCCATTATTGCGGAAAACAATTCCAAGGCGGCACTCGACATGGCCGAGCTGAATTACACGCTGTCAAAGAATGCTCTCGATGTCGCCATTACAAGTGGAACAGAGCTGAGCAAAATCAGAGAGCTGAACGCTGACCTCACAGCGAAACGCAACACGTATAACACGGCCAATGCGCAATTTACGATAACCCATAATGCCAAAGTAATCGCCGAGACGAATGTGAATGCCTCTCAGAATATTATTGATACGCTCGGTGCCGCTGCCCTCTTACAGGCGGACCAGACGATGGCGGCGAAAACCAATAATCTCGTGAATAAGGTCACTGCCCTGTATCAGAAGGCGAAGGCCGCAGTGGAAGAAGCTCGTGTGAAGCAGGCGGACTATGACGTGGGCGCCTCTTCTCTGAGAACCGCCGTGACTTCAGGGCAACCTATTTCTACTATCCAAGAGCTCCAAAAGACTGTGAATGATGCTGCATCTGCACTGGCCACGGCGACGTTCAACTCTACGTGCCTGAATATGGCCCTCGTGGAACAACAAGTGGCAGCGCAACAAGACCCCAATGCACAGCTCGTGATAGATAACGCCATGGTAAGCACTAGATCTGCAACGGAAACGGAGAAAGTTGCCGCCTTAGAGAAAGCAGCAGAAGATAAAACCGTCGCTGCCTCTCAAGCGACCACCGCTGCCGAGAAAGCCCAGGCTGATTATGACGTGATGTATAAGCAATTGATTACGGCGGTAAATGGCGGCAAGGATATCAAGGCACTGCAAGAAAGCCTACAGACGGCAACGAATGCACTCGCCCTCGCAAAACAGGCGGAGGCTCGTGCCGTGGCCGCCAAGGCTCAGGCGATTACCGATTTATCAGGTGCCGATGTGCAAAATACAGTGCTGATTCAAACCGCCATTGCCAAGCTGACTGCCGCAACGGCCATTATAGTGCAACAGAGGACTCAGGCAAGCACAGATATACAAGCCGCTAAAACAAATCTTCTTACCATAAATCTTACACAAGCACAAATAGGGTTGAATAATGCCACGATTGATAAACAGGATGCCCAGAAAAATTACGATGTTGCCTCTGCTGCCCTGAACGCCGCTGTGGAATCTGGGAATAATCTGAAGGGGGCTTTAGCGTCTGAGCAAAAGGCGGCGGCAGATTTACTTGCGGCAACACGTGCTTTCAATGCAGCCACAGACGCATATAACACGGCACAGGCGGGTGCTGTGGCTGACCCCAATGTTGCCGCCATTTTAGCTGCAGCATACGATTCGGCAATAGCGTCTATAAATGCCGAGAAAAATACGGAGCTGCTGAGAAATCTAAATAAACAGAAGGCGGCACTCCTTGTATTACAAGGCGAATTTGATACGGCGTATTCCATTTATTTGGCAGCGAGGGCTGCCTTACAGGCGGCTACTACAAATGGAAATGATACCGATGCACTACAGAAGGCGTTTTACACGGCGGCCTCCAATATGTCCTTGCTGAATTCCAAAGTAAAGGTGTTAGAGGGTGTGATTACTGATTTGTCGGTTGGCCTGTCTATTTCGCCCGAGCAGAGAGCCATCTATTCCGCAGAGAAGGCGCACCAATTATTGGTGAAGGAAGCACAGATTTCTGCCACGAGGGCGGCGGCGGTGGCGGAGCAGAAGGCGGAATTAGATTATATAGAGCATTCTTATACTCTTGCGGACGAGGCCTATGTGATTGCGGCTAAGCGTCTGGATGATGCCATATCTGGAAATGGCTCTGACATAAATGCCATACAGGGAATTCGTGATGCGTCGGCGGCTGCGGCTGTGAAACGCGATAATCTGAAAATCAAATACGATGCAGCGAAGGCGGCCTATGTAGCTTCCGTTGCCGACCTTGACCCTATTGCCGCGTTCATTCTAGACTTGGATTTCCTGCGTCAAGCCAATACGGCCGCCCAGACAAAGAAGGCTGCCGATTTATTGGCGAAAACCGCTGCAGAGGCGGACTTAGCCAAAGGTCTGGCCCTTGTCAATGCTGATACTACCGCCTTGAATACCGCAAAGGCGGCGGAGGCTGCAGCTCTAGTAGCTGGGGCTATTGAGCAAGAAATACTAAATCTACGTGCGGCTACTGAAGCGGCGGCGACGAAGTTGGCAGAAGACCAGTTGAAATACGGGCTTCTTCAGAAAGCTGTGCTGGATGCGCAGGTGGCCCTTGAGAAGTCGACTGCCGCAACAACTTCTTCTCAGGCTGCGGTTAATACAGCGGATGCTTACCTGGGCGATGTGATGAACGGCTTCATTTACTCTGCGCTTGTGGATGATTACGTTCTAATGACGAAATATGTGCCTACCATCGTTACGAGCGGTGTGCCGTTTACCTTGAAAACCCGCACAATCACTCCCATGAATATGGGCGTGTATGCAGCAGGCACTTCCTACGACGTGGGAGATATCGTGACGTATCCTACTGCGACAGACTCCAAGTATATGTGCTTAACGCTTCATACGATTTCTGGAAAAAATCCTGTGGCGTTCCCTAGCGTTTGGGTAAAGGTGTCAGACGATATGTTGGTATTTAATGCGGCGACCGATTTGAGTTTGACTCGTCTTCCTTTGAGCGGAACGAATAACAGAATCGTGCGATTTACCACGCCCACGGGCCTGGACGACCCTCTCATTAGTGCGAGTCTGCTGAATTCCTTTGCGGTGTTTGGAACAGGTATTCAGACGCCTGATATCGTACAAACCTATGTCTGCGACCCTCTTACGGATATCGTTACGATTTCTTTCGGAAATTATATCAATCAGGCGGCGGGTGCCACGTTCTATATCAAGAATGGCAAGACAGCTCTTGATGCGGCACTTGTGGCTGCAGATGGGGCGGCACAGGCGGCAGCAGAGGCGGCGACAGCAGCGGCAGCAGCTTCCGCGATTGCGGGTGCAACGGCGGCCACTTCATTAAGCACCGTTTCCGCCTTATATACGTCATATAACACAGTCCTCGGATTTGCCACGGAATCTCGTGCGCAGGCCACAATTGCAGGAACAACTACTGCAGGAAATTCGGCCACTGCTGCGGAGGCGGCGGCGGAATCTGTTCGCCTGCTCCTAGTTGCTGCGCAAGCCGCGCAAGCCGCCCAATACACAGGCAATGGCTTCGTTCCCTTGGATATTTCTGGCGGAGGCGGCAGCAGGATCATGTTGTATGATGAGTCACTTCTTCCTGCAGTGATAACACCTGGAAATCCATTTGACCTTGGAAATACCACTATCATTCCTGACACTTCTCCCACTATCTACAGTGATTCTGCCACATATAACGCCGGCAATACGGTGTTTTTTACAGATAGCTCTGTATATATGTGCATCGCCGGCCCCACTATACAGGCGAATGGAACTGTAGTGCCTTCTGCCATAATAAATAAGTCACCAGATACAAATCCCGAGCTATGGGTGAAGATAGCGGAAGCAGGTGATGGTGTAACAGGATATGAGAATATAGAGTTAAGTGGTTCAGGTCTTTTCCTATATGTTGGGCAATATGGTGGAACACGGTATGTTAACGGCTTTGACACATGGACCCTGAGTTCTTTCATAATTCCTTTCAATCTAAAGATGGCAATTTTCAGTGAGGTGAATTATGGCGGCCTCTACAAAATCCTTACACAAACAACACCGAATTTCCAGTCGATGAATACAAGCGGATTGAACTGGAATGATAATGTTCGCAGCATTAAGATTATGTATGCGACCGAAAATATTGGAAAGCCTTATGAGGCATATGTGTATAACTCGGCAAATGATTTAGCGGTTACTGCCGACTCTGTGTATACAGATGCTGATGGAAAACAGCGGATTCGCTGGTTGGGTGGGGGGGAATATAATGTATATGATATTCTTTCTTTAGTTGGGCCTTGGTCTTTGAACAACTATATTCTTTTTGGAACTGGTGTTGAAGATAATTCCATTGTATATCAAACCTTGAGTGGTCTGGCGACCAATGGAACCACTCCTTGCTATGAATTCGTGATTGAAGGAAGTATCTCCACCGATATTACGAAAACCTTTTATATTCGCAACGGTAAAACACAGTTTGATACAATATATAGTTTAATGGAGACAATAATAGAATCAACGAATCCTCCTACACAGCCTTCTTCTCTGGCATATAGCTCTCTTACAAACTCTGGATTTACGGTAAATTGGAGCGGCGGCAATGGGGCAACTTCCTATACGTATTCAATTGATGGAAATGCAGTAACTCCTTCCACGGATAATGGCGTTGCTTCCAAGTCGGCAACATTCACTGGACTTGCGCAAAATGATTCACACAGTGTTGTAATTACAGCCGTGAATTCTGGAGGAAATACGTCATCCAGTTCCTTTAACGTTGTTAAGATAATTTCTCTTACACATTCTGGGGGCGCTGACTCATTTATAGTGAAATATAATTCAGATGGAAGTCCTCAATGGGCAAGAAAGATTGGTGGCACTGGTGACGATGGTCCATTAAATTTCATATTAGATGCTTCTGCAAATGTATATGTTTCTGTAGTATATACTTCAAATCCGTTAACAATTTATAATGAGGATGGAAGTTCTTTTGCTGAGTTTTCTAATTCTGAACAAGCTAGCATGTTAATAATAAAATATAGCTCAGGTGGAACTCCTCAATGGGGAAGAATTATTGCGGCCAACCAAGGATTTAATATGATATTAGATGCTTCTGGAAATGTATACGTACATGGAATATATACTTCAAATACCTTAACAATTTATGATGGAAGTGGAAGTTCTTTTGCTACCTTTTCCAAATCTGGAGATCTCGATACCTTCATAGTAAAATACAGCTCAGATGGAACTCCTCAATGGGCAAGAATCATTGGTGGAACTGGAAACGAAACGCCAGTAAATATGGCATTGGATACAACAGGAAATTTATATGTTTTTGGATTATATTATCTTTCAAACCCATTAACAATTTATGATGGAAGTGGAAGTTCTTTTGCTGACTTTTCTAATTATGGAGATTATGATATCTTCATAGTAAAATACAGCTCAGACGGAACGCCTCAATGGGCAAGAAATATTGGTGGAACTTCTAATGATCTTCCATTAAATATTGTATTGGATGCTTCTTCAAATGTATATGTTTCTGGAGAATATCTTTCAAATCAATTGACAATTTATAATGAGGATGGAACCTCTTTTGCTGATATTACAAATTCGAATAGTAATTTCACACATGATAATTTTATTGTAAAATACAATTCCGATGGAACTCCTCAATGGGTAAGAATTATTGGTGGAATTTCTAATTCCCAGCTAATAAATATTATATTAGATGTTTCTGCAAATCTATACGCCTATGGAATGTTTGGCTCGGGTGAATTCACAATTTATAATGCGAATGAAACTTCTTTTGCCCAGTTTTCTAATTCTGGATCATATGATGGTTTTATTGTAAAATATAATACGGATGGAACGCCTCAATGGGCAAGACAGATTGCTGGAAACGGTTATGACCAACCATTAACTATGGTATTAGATGCTTCTGCAAACGTATATGTGAATGGAACATATACTTCAAATACCTTAACAATTTATAATGAGGATGAAAGTACTTTTGCTGAGCTTTCACAATCTGGAGACTATGATATGTTCATAGTAAAATACAGCTCAGATGGAGCACCTCAATGGGCAAGAAAGATTGGTGGAAATAGTATTGAATCTTCTGCAAATATTGTATTTGATATTTCTAGAAATCTATACGTCTATGGAATGTTTGGCTCGGATGAATTCACAATTTATAATGCGAATGAAACTTCTTTTGCCCAGTTTTCTAATTCTGGAGCATATGATAGTTTTATTGTAAAATATAATACGGATGGAACGCCTCAATGGGCAAGGAAGATTGGTGGAACTTCTAATGATCTTCCATTAAATATTGTATTGGATGCTTCTTCAAATGTATATGTTTCTGGAGTATATCTTTCAAATCAATTGACAATTTTTAATGAGGATGGAACCTCTTTTGCTGATATTACAAATTCGAATAGTAATTTCACAGTTGATAATTTTATTGTAAAATACAATTCCGATGGAACTCCTCAATGGGCAAGGAAGATTGGTGGAACTGGTGAAAACGAATTAAGAGGTATAAAGTTGGATACTTCTGCAAATGTATATTCCTGTGGGTATTATGATTCAAGTCTCTTAAAAATATATAATTATTTACCCGCCCTTTCAGATGTTATAGATTTGACAAGCTCTTCTATCACTAGCACAGGATTCACCGTAAGCTGGGGTGCTGGTAATGGGGCGACTTCCTATACATATACAATTGACGGAGCGGCAGCAACTCCTTCCGCTGATAATGGACTTACGACGAAGTCTGCGACGTTTGATGGATTGACTGCTGGCACAACACATACTGTAGTTGTGACAGCGGTAAATGGCAGTTTATCATATTCTTCTTTGCCTCTTGGTGTAACCACAACAGAAGACCAAAATCCGCCTTCCGCGATTACAGGTTTATCATGGGATAATATTTCATCTAATTATTTCACTGTAACTTGGAGCGGTGGTGATGGGGCGACTTCCTATACCTATACATTGAATGGAGCCGCAGCAACTCCTTCCGCCGATAACGGCGTTGGATCAAAGTCAGCAACGTTTGATGGATTGACTGGTGGAACAACATATACTGTAGTTGTGACAGCGGTAAATGGCAGTCTAACATCTTCTTCTTCGCCTCTTTCTCTAACCACCACAGCAGACATAACACCCCCTTCTGCAATTACAAATTTATCATATAATACGACATCTTCTTCATTCACTGTAACTTGGAGCGGTGGTGATGGGGCGAGTTCCTATACATATACAATTGACGGAGCGGCAGCAACTCCTTCCTCTGATGATGGTGTTGGCTCCAAGTTGGCAACGTTTTCTGGATTGACTGGTGGAACAACATATACTGTAGTTGTGACAGCTGTAAAAGGCAGTCTAACATCTTCTTCTTCGCCTCTTTCTCTAACCACAACAGAAGACATAACACCCCCTTCTGCAATTACAAATTTATCATATAATACGACATCTTCTTCATTCACTGTAACTTGGAGCGGTGGTGATGGGGCGACTTCCTATACCTATACATTGAATGGAGCCGCAGCAACTCCTTCTGCCGATAACGGCGTTGCTTCCAAGTCTGCAACGTTTAGTGGATTGAGTTCTGATACAATATATGCGGTGGTTGTTACAGCAGTTAAAAATAACGGGTTATCTGCTTCCTCTGACCCCTTTCATTGCGAAACCGATGGAGAGCCACCTAGCGCCATTACAGCAGCGGAAAGCTCTTCTATCACTAGCTCAGGATTCACTGTAAGTTGGAGTGGTGGTGATGGGGCGACTTCCTATTGGTATACATTGGATGGACTGGAAGTGATTCCTTCCGCCAATAACGGCGTTGCTTCCAAGTCTGCAACGTTTAGTGGATTGACTGAAAATACACCATATAGCCTTGTGATAACTGCAGTAAATAATTCCTCTTTTGGAGTTTTAACCAGTGTCTCTGACCCTCTCAGTATAACAACTATATCAAATCAAGAAACTCCACCTTCTGCCATTACTGATGTGACAAGCTCTTCCATAACTTACTCTGGATTCACAGTCAGCTGGAGCGGCGGTGATGGGGCGACTTCATATGCCTATTCATTGGCTGGAAGTATTGGAGTTCCAAGCATTCCTTCCATAGATAATGGAGTTACTTCTAAGTCTGCAACGTTCAGCGAGTTAGAGCCAAATACAGAATATACAGTTTTAATTCAGGCAATTAAACCCATGGAATTTGGAATAGACAACCTCACAATAGAATCTCAAACTCTAAAGATAACAACTGAACAGATACCCCTTACACCTGTATCACTAGTTGTTGGGACAGGAACCAATGATGTAACACATAGCACTTTCCTAATATATTGGAATGGTGGCGTTGGGGCACTAAGTTATATATTCGCATTGAATGGAGTTGAAACAACACCATATGTAAACATTGAAGAAAAATATGCAGTGTTTGGAGGTTTGAGCCATGGTACTATATATGAAGTTACATTAACAGTAGTAAATGGAACATTTACGAATACTTCAGAAATTTTATATGCAACTACCTTAGCATACGAACCTCCAGGAGCAATAACAGATGTGACTGCTACTTCTATTACTTCATCTGGCTTCACGCTAAACTGGAGTAGTGCATATAATGCAGATTCTTACACTTATACAATGAACGGAGTGGGAGCCACGAGTTCCTCTGAAAATTATGGAGTTTCTTCCAGTTCGGCAATATTTGAAGGTTTGACTGCTGAAACATCATATACTATGATTATTATAGCAGCTGCAGATAATGGAATAACTACTTCTTCTGACCCTTTTACTGTAACAACTACAGAAGTCCAACTGCAGCCTTCCCCAATTACTGATGTGACAAGCTCTATGATAAGATCCACTGGATTAACAATAAGCTGGAGCGGTGGTGATGGGGCGACTTCCTATACCTATAGATTTGACGGATTTGTAATGACTCCTTCCACTGATAATGGACTTACAACTAAGTCTGCAACGTTTGAAGGATTGGCTGTTGGAACAACATATGCTGTGAGGGTGACTGCAAAAAATGGCAGTTTATCATCTTATTCTTCAGATTATTATGTAAGCACTCTTGCAGCATCAGATATTATGTGGGAAGGTGGAAATAATGTAACTGTGACACTTAACAAAACTATAGAGAAAACAGGAGGTGTCGACGGAACGGAAGATGCTGGACAAAGCTCTTATCCTGTTTTCACAGGGACAAAATTCTTAGAATTTTACGCATCGTCTCTTCTTGATGCAAGCATTGGTATTGGAAGGTCCTCTGCCTTCCTGGCAAATAATTACAACAATAATTCTAACCAAGTATTTGATTTTTCATTCAAATTATTTTCCACTGGAGATATACAAATAATTGACGGAATTGCTTATAATTGTGTAGGTATTGGTAAATACAATTCAAATACCGTATTTGGCATTATGAAAGATATAGCAAATAATCAAATTGTATTCTATATTAATACAATAGAAGCATCACGTCATAATTTAACTATGAACACTGATAATATATCTGAAGAAACCTTATCATATATAAATGTTTCTATTAAAAACTCTGGAGGAACAATCAATAATATTAAACTTCTTGATGAAAAGCCACAAACTATCCCCATTGAGAAACCTTATTCTTTATTATCTAGTAATATAACTTCTTCAGGATTCACAATCAGCTGGAGCGGTGGTGATAGGGCGACTTCCTATATCTATACAATTGACGGAGTGGCAACGACTCCTTCGGCTGATAATGGACTTACAAGCAAGTCTGCAACATTTGAAGGATTGACTGCTGAAACAACATATAATATAGTGGTAAGTCCATCAATTAATGAATATACCAGCGATTCTGACCCTTTTACTGTAACAACAATTTCTGAGCCTTAGACACGCAACATTCAAAATGGGCAGTAGGCAAATTATAACGAAGGTAAATGTCGCCTGAATTAGAATGTTTGCGGGTGGGCGGTCTAAAATAATGATATATTCACAGATAATTCTGGAAATATACTCACTTACCTACCTAAATCACCTTAATCGCTGATATTATTATCAATAATTAAACATTAATCCTCCACGGCCACCATACACTCGTAGCATGTTATATGTTTCCGCCCATACATAGATTGTATATGCTGGAACATCTGATTCTAGGACAGACCCACGGAATGGTTTGAGTGTTAGAGAAAGCTCTATGCGAGTAATTTTATCCAAGTTTGCTTGTCCCATGGGGTTGCTAAGACCGAATTCCTCAGAGTTTGTGCCAAAGGGTAAATGATAATAATATTTATGATGCCAAGGTGTTTTTCGTTGTTCCACGGTGGGTAGAATCGACCTGAAAAATGCAGGAGAATCCGTGGCGTATCGTATCATTTTGCCTTCGTATAATAACTGGAGGCTTTGAATAGGCTCGGAATCTATGGATGAATATGCAGGTATAAGCGGAGTAAATCTATCTAGACTTAGTCCTGCCGCATCTGGCCACCATGGCGCAATCGGACCAATCCCACTCAAATCAGCAATATATAAGCCAGATAAATCTCGGGTTGCTAAGAATGGAGCATTCAACAAATCTGCAGCAGGATTATGTGCAACCATATAAATATCTCGGCAAGGATTGGGTATGCGTAGAGAAAACTTAGTTTTCGCCAGGCCTTTCGTGTCATGTGTAAAAGGATAATGTTGGACTATGGGATACGTCAAATCGGCGAGGCGGATTCTGTTTGCCTCGGGTGCATCGAGATACACGTATTCAAATAACATATAAGAATCCTGTAATTGGAATGTATCAGGCATCTTAATTCCGGGAATTTCTCGGACCCTCACCGATTTATCGGGATTTCCGTTGAGACCGAAAACGTTTTTTCCGTTTGCCGTTGGCGGATTATCAATAACATAAAATGGACTGCCCGCCATCGGGGGCATAGAAAGACTTCCTGTTACGGCAGCGACGGCGGCTCTCGCCTCATCTCCTTTGTTAAAAATACGCGCACAGCCGGCGGTTGTATAAAAGGATTCGGTCGATGCCACTGCCGGGCTACCTGGTTTTATCACATATGTGCGGGGGTCTTTGATGCGACTTGTTGTCGTATAAAGTGCGTCCACCACGTTGAATGCCACCGATGTTTGCACCAGGTCATTCCCTAGGGCGTCAATGGGCAAGGCCATGGAAGGGTCGCCACGCGCAAACCAAAAGGGGAGAGGGGTGACGAGTTGTTGGGGGGCTGAGAATCCATTGGATTTCGGTGTGAATCCTTGGTCATGGCGGCCTAGGAGGCGATTCACCGTTGTTGTTTTTTCCAGGGGAGTATGGAACTCGTCCAGAACTTCCAGGAGTTTCCCGTCGAGCGTGTCGATGCGATTTCCCCCAATACTCAAGTCGGCAGAAACAACGAGTGCATGGCCAATAGAATTCGTCCAGCCGAATGTGGGTCCGGCGAATTGGAGGCCGAGGTCGGTGGCGTATTTTCTCGCCGCCGCCTGTGCAGTGGAAATATCTGGCATGGTGGTCACGAGAAATGCACGAGTCACTAAATGTCCCCTGCGAGGCACCGTGATTCTGGCGGTGCTTCCAAACGCCGGCTGATTGTCGAAATCCACGCGATACCATTCTGTGGTAAATCGTCCTCCTTTTACATAGGCCCTTTGGAATGCGTCTGTGCTCGGCTGTCCTTTCGGGGGGAGGAGACGCTCATCTTGCATGCCCGAATTCAAGAGCCTTAATAGACCCGCCGAGGCCATTCTGATGTTGTCCCTTTACAAAATCTTTAGAGCAGAATAGAAGGGATGGGCTCGGGCGCCAGCAAAGGCAGCGGAAGCAATTTCATAGGCATAACCTATCTACACCTTTTAGCTGGTCTAGGCGTTACGGCGGTAAGCTCCAATTACCCTGTGAGCGACACGTTCACTGCGCAAATCGTGGAAATTGTATTGGTCTTTGTGCTTTTATTTGCCATGTCGTATGTACAACCGGGGCCTCTGAAATATGTGTTGTTCGCACTTTTCGCGGTGACTCTGGGCCAAGTCCTGGCGAACTTTGTTGCGAGACTGAAGGCGGAGAATGTGTTAAAGGATGTATTGGTGACTGTGGCAGGTATTTTCGGCGCGATGACTGTCTTGGGCTTTTATGATAAACAGAATATTCTCGGATTCGGCTCTTATCTGTTGGCAGCATTGATTGGCCTCATTGTTGCTAGGCTCTTATTGATAGTCGGTGCTTTTGGTGGTGTCAAGATGGAAACTATATCCTCTTTGAGCGAGGCGCTATCTTGGTTTGGAGCTGGACTGTTTTCTATCTTCGTTGCCTATGATACGCAGAGGATAAAGGAGATTGCCGCACGGCTCAAGAACCGTACTCCGGATTATGTGGATGCTTCCCTAGGACTTTTCTTAGATGCAATCAATCTCTTCACGAGTGTAGGAGATATTATGGATAATTAGAAAGGACCGATGGGCACTTATTATAAGATGAAGAGTTACCATGTTTTTCTCATGTTTTTGAAAGTGGTTATGGTGGTTCAGCTTGTGCTTATATTATTAAAGCTACAAAAGGAAGATTCCGTAGTATACCTACTATCGGAAGTTACCTTCAAAGTCTTCCTTGGACTTTTCTTGATGGTGTATTTTTTAATTGCCGGCTCATCTGATTTTGATTTCTGGGATGAAGTGTTTATTTCCTTTGGCGGAGGCTTGCTAATGTTTGATGCGGTGTATAATGTTCTACCGAAGGTTTTCTTGCGTTATGGAATATATTTTAATCCGTATACATTTTATTTGTCAAGCCTCCCTGAAAACGGAGCCACTGTAGCGCCAGAACAAACACCTTGACTTCCCAGTCTTGCTCTAACCCCCCACCAGGGGGGGCAATTGTTAGCCCAAGTCGAATAGATTGTAGGCGAGAAGCATTCGCCGTGCCTGCCGGCTGATGACGCCCAGGTGTGCTGGAAAAGGAATACCCATATATGAAATTTTCATACGCGGTAATTCCTCCCTTGTGCCTTAGCGCAATATGCTGGCGAAACCATTGCTCTTCAGCACGGACGATATCCACGCCATTGCATTGAATAGTGGCAGATTGTAAGAGTGGCTTCGTCGGATTAAAAGTGGCATCGTATTCATAACTTGTGACCGCCGAATAATTTGTCCATTCATTGTTATTCTCTACAGACTTACGACGGACAAACCAGATAATCTCTTCCACAGGGTGATTCAATTCAAGGGGCAGCAACACTTGGATTGTATCGAGGGTTGTTTTATTGACGGCGTATTTAAGAGGCTCGGCAAAATGAAAAGTCGTTACGTTGCGCGTAAGAATCTCAAACGGATTGCGCAGAATCTTATTTCGGATGGAGCCATCCGTATGGGCGGAATAAGTAATTAGCTGGATATTCTTGAATTCAGGGATATTATCGTATGCCTTTATATTCACCGACGTTGGAAAGGCCTGTGATATGGTCTTAATGGTATCGCTGATAAGAAATGTTCTACCAAGTGGAGTATCATCACAGGATACACGACGCCCTGTTATGATTCGGACGCATTCCTTGAACGGCCGTAAATGCACATGAATGCGGATAGAGCCTTCTTTACAGGCGAGTATAGGAAATGCTTCCTTGAGTTTCACACGAGAAAAGAAAAAGGGGAGCGGGATAAATAGGCTGCGACTTGTGGTGGGAAAGGGTTTCGCCAGGGGACTGTGTAAAAGGGATGATAGTGGTTGTCTTCCAAGGCCGTCGGTCGCTAGACCAAATTGGGAATTCAGGTCTTGGAATAATAGGCTGGACACGTTCAAGAAATCTCCATCGATGATTTCGATGGTCTGGTCGCCGACTTCCAGCTCAGCACGCTCTAAGATAACCGTGCCGAGAGAATTCGCATAAAACCATTGCTGCCCTTGAGTTCCTGCAGACATATTTCCTGTAATACTTACAGCATGGCTGTTATTCACCCTGTAAAATCCGACTCCACCAGGTATTCCTGATACAAATCCCGTTATTACAGTTCCAGGCAGAACGCCGACTCCTACAACAGGTGATCCGATGGATACTGTTCCAGATATGATAGACACGACGTTCAAGCTCCTTGTGCTAATAGACCCTACGAAAGAAGCAGTGGCTGCATAGCGACCAGATTCCATACGTAGGAGGTCGGTATCATTGAACCAATGGCTTAGGTCTATTTGGAGGACTGTGTTAAAGAGTATATCCCCACCACTTGTGGATTTCAAGTCAAAGGTGAATTTTTGGCCGAAACCTGTAGGACCGCGAAAGGGATATTGTTGCACACAGGTGGAAAATGGCCTTAGACGACGGGACTGCTCTGGAAGCCACCATGTTTTCTCCGATGATAGGGGCGTGAATTCGTTGTCCTGGTAGTCCCTCGGAGTAAGGTCAAGCAGGGTCACGATATCACCGCTCGGCCGAGTGAATCCCTCGGACTGTGCGGGAGCAAGTGGTAAGTCTTCTACGCTCATCTCTAACACCGAGGATTATTAATTCATGGAAAGAAGTTCTGCGCGGCCGCTTCCATCCGTGCGCAACTCGGCCCAGCCTTCTGTAATGACGAACAGCTCGGTGGAGGGCGCGGATTCGGTGCCGGGCGAGGCCAGGTCAATGAAGAACGTGGGTTTATCTGCACTGGAGAAATTCACCGCCCCGCCCACCTGTGAAGCTATCTCTGGAAATCTGGATGGGGCGATTGCGCCGAAGGACCAGTTCATCGTGTTGATTTCGAGGCCAGAATCGGTATCTTCTTTGGCGTAATTTGTGAGGTCTCTCCATATGAGGGGGCTGCGAGGGAATTCGCGGGTTTGGCCGGCCATCAGAAACGATAGGCTGTTGTAATAAGGTTTTCCGTCGTCCGTCTTTATTTTATATAGACGATTCGCCATCGTATCAACAGTGTTTCGGAAATACCATGTGACTCTGTTAACAGGATGCCGTCCGTCCAGGCGCCGAGAAATAGTGGCCGTTCCTCCAGCAACCACATTGGAATAATCTAGACTGCTCTGTGTGAATTTGTTTTCGTATATTCTTGAGAAACGAGTGGTGATAGGACGGTTTTCCATGGCATGCTGGACTTCTCTGTCAACGTAGATTTGCATGGTTTCTAGAGAAATCTTGGGTTGTAGAATATTTTCGCGCGCGATAGTTTGAAACGGCACTGCAGGAGTGGTGGGCGATGTTTGTTGGTATAGTGTTCTGCCCCACGGAATGGCCTTGGCGGTTGCTGCAGGATTGGACGATTCCACGAGGTCTTCTAGTTTCCGCAGCTTACAACGCAGCCTGAATATATGCCTCGTCATCGCCCTCTGGGGAAATCCAATATCAGATGGCCCTTGCTGGCAACCGATGAGGGGCAGCTCTAGACGCATGGTGGGTGGGGCGGCATTCCTGCCAATTTCTAGGGACGTGCCACCGTGGCTCCCCGTCTGTTCTGTAGTTATGAATCCTTGGCCGTATGTGCCGACGTTTTTTGACAAGGCCCATAAGGTATCCCCGCTGAATTCTTGTAGCAGTATATTATCTTGATAGAATCCGATTTTTTCAAATAAGAAATAGGCGATTCCTTGGATATATCCGTAGGAAATGCCTTCTACATCGTTTATCACCGAATTCCTGACAAATTTCGCCTGTGCATCAGGAAGCCACGTGGGGAGTTGGATGACAAGGGTCGGTGATTTCATCAAGTCGCCGACCAAATCAAACTCAAACTCCACGGTGCGTCCGAATTCCACGGCTGTTTTAGGGAGAATGCGGCGCATTTCTTCCAGGCGCGGAGTCTGTGCTAAATACGTATTATCAAAGGCAAACCGGCTATCGTGCTGGTCTTGGAAAAAATAAACGTCTTTCTTGCCTCGGGAGACGAGCTCGTATAACGAGCCTTCTGCTGAAGCACTCATCTGATGATTCGCCTCATAATTTAAATGTGAGAAGAGGCCGCGTTTGCTGCTGCTGCTGCTGCTGCTGCTGCTGCAGCATTAGCAGCAAAGGCTGCTTCTTTGCCCATGCCAGGAGCAACAAAGTCAAGTATAATACGGGAAATTCCCATCATGATTATGGATGAATAGGATACCTGTGTAGAGCTGATTACCTGAACACCCAGCTGACACACAGGGCTTCCAGAGGTCACCATACCCTGTAAAAAGCCCCACACGCCATCAGGGACACATGCGGCATTATATAGCTTTGTCATCCCATAATGTGTGGAATAGGAAATAAGAGCAGAGCCGAGCGCTTTGCCGATTGCGGATGTTGCCATGGCGGATAAAGTCGCGAGGATAGGCATCTATTATTTATGGGTGGTCGCCGTTAAGGCCTTTGCCCCCTATAATAGCTTCCAAACAGAAGCTCCAAATACACCCAAGAAAGAAGATGCAGTTAATCCCTCTAACACAGGTATTTCACCTTTCTGATATTTATACACAGTCGCCGCCGCCGCAACGAGGAACAAGAAACTTCCTAGTGCAACATCAGCGAATCCTACGAGAATATCTACGTGATTTATCAATACAATCGCTGAAATCAATAGGGTTGTAAGCGCCACTGGAACAACAGGGGCTTTGTGCTTATTGAGAGCCGTGAAATATTCTGATTTGTATTTGTCGCCCAAACTATACATATATCGTGTGGTCGCCAAGAATGTAACGAACATTGTGACAATCATGAAAAACACGGCAAGCACGTTGAAATAATTCTTCACATTATATCCTATCACATTATTTAACATTTGACCTATGACATGCTCTAAAGGTTTTACCTTCTGTAAATCCGTAAATGTAATGACGGCAAATGTAAGACCTAGAACAAACAAGATGGCGATACTATTGCTCACGTAAAACGAACGGGGAATATCTTCGGCGTCCTTTGTTTCTTCCGAGAATTTCATGAGGACGTCGAAACCCGCCAAGATATAGAAGAAATATAGGAAGCTCTGTGTCAAAGATGTGTTTGGTAAGGTGGGGAGTGGTTTTATGTTTTGTGTTGCAACTGCAGCTCCTGCAAAGCCTAGCAAGGTAATTGCCGAAAGAATGATCACTAGGGCAGAAGAGCAGAAATTTACGAATACTTTATTATGTGCGATTCCTTGCAGCGAGAAAATACCCATGAAGGTTATCAGACTTATGGCTAATACGCTTTGGGTTAACCATGGTGCATCTGGAACAATCATGCGTACGCATAAGACAAGAATTGTCGCAATGGAAAAGAAGTTGAACAATAGAATAGACGCCATTGTCGCATAGGACGCATTCGGCCCGAAGATTTTTTCCAAGAAATCTGATTCGGACGTGTTTTTCTTGAATTCTCGGAAAGCCTCTTCGTATGTTTTGGAGCTGCCCAAGAAAAGTGCAGCGGCTCCTCCTAACGCAAGAGGCCATTGTGGGCCTCCTTGAGTAATAGCACGACCAATCAAATTGAATCCGCCTGAGCCAAAGATAGATATCACACCAAATAAAACCAAATCTTTCAAAGTTAGGGTTTTATTTAAATTGTCGGACGCATGGTCCGTATTGCCATCGTCGCCCATCTATTCTTCGGCAAGTTGTTCTTTCAGCTGCTCCGTTGCTTTCAACAAAAAAGTAGGAGGCTTTCCTGAGTGCTCTGGAAGAGTAAGATATCCTATGCGACCGTATCTCGCAAAATCAATGGTTTCTGTTTTGGGGACGCCATCAGAAATCCAGGTATCGAGCACTTCTTTCGTCGCCTTATAGCCAAGGTCTTCAGAATGTATACCGACTTCCATAAGCCTTTTCAGCAAAGTCACAGATTCTTTGACTCGCTCTGCCTTTGTTTTTTGTGCCTGAGCATGCAGCTGAGGCATTCTTTATAAAAGATGTTATTCCTGTTTAGGGAGGCGCTGGGCGCAGAAATTCATTGTAGATACATTGGGAACTCCTGCAGCATCATAATATACATATTTCATACCGGCATCAAAATTCATCTTGTCGTCCTGTGAGGCAAAGGAGATTGTTTTCAGAGTCGTGATATTATTTTGTGTTGTGACAGGTGTTGTTTGCGTAGACGCACTCACGGCTGCTGTCGCCACAGTTGTTTGTAACTTCTTCCGAATAAGATCACTTGCGTCCATTCTGGTCTAAGGTTTTAAAATAATTACTGTAGAGTTATGTGCGGCATATGGGCATGGATTCATGCGAAAGGTGTTCACGTGGACAGCAAGAAGATAGCCAAGGCCGTTGAGCATATCGTGGCACGTGGGCCAGAGGGGACTCGTATTAAGGAAATCGAAGGCGATGACAGTGCAACATTTGCATTCACTCGCCTAGCCATCAATGGGCTGAATCCAGACGGGATGCAACCTTTTACACAGGGCTCTTCAACTTGGATGTGTAATGGCGAGATTTACAATTCTCGGCAGATTGAAGACGCTTTGGAATACGTGTCAAAGAGTGGGTCAGATTGTGAGGTGCTTGGAGAGCTTTGGAATGCTTCGTCTAGGTGTGCAAACGCAGTAACATTTTGTCGGGCTCTAGACGGTGTATTTTCGTTAGTGTTATACGATGCGACGGCCAATGAATATATCGTCGCAAGAGACCCCTATGGCGTTCGTCCGTTGTATTGGTCCGAAGATAAATTTCGGGGGACGATGTTTGCCAGTGAGCGGAAGGCCTTGGAAGGATTCGTAGAAAGTTATGCGAAAATCTGCGAATTTCCACCGGGCGAGGTGTGGCGTGTAAATAGTTCGGGGATTGTGTCAAAGAGTGTATATCATATGGTGCCGTGGCTGAAGGGGGTATTTTCGGGTGAGCATGGGGTCTTGTCCGCCGTGCGCGACTCGTTTCTGGCGGCTGTGCGGAAACGGCTGATGACGGAGAGGCCGGTTGCTGCGCTCTTAAGTGGGGGGCTGGATTCTTCTCTCGTGGCGGCGTGTGTGCAGAAGATGCTGATGGATTCTGGGGCCGCACGTCTCAAGACGTTTAGCATTGGCATGCGTGGGAGCAGTGATTTGAAATACGCTCGCCTGGTGGCGGGCTGGATTAATTCCGAGCATCATGAGATTGTCGTGACGGCAGATGAGATGTTTGCCGCAATACCCGATGTGATTCGTGATATAGAGTCCTATGATATTACTACCGTGCGGGCGTCGGTGGGGAACTGGCTGGTTGCGCGAGAAATCCGTAGGAGGACCGAGTGTAAGGTGGTTTTTAATGGGGACGGCTCGGATGAGGTCTGGGGGTCCTATCTGTATTTTTACAAGGCGCCGAATGATTATGCATTTGAGGCGGAGACGGTGCGGCTTCTCACTGGTATGCATCGCTATGATGTCTTGCGTTCTGATAGGAGCATTAGCTCGCATGGCCTGGAGGCGAGGACGCCGTTTCTCGATAAACAGTTTGTAGGGGTGGCGATGTCTGTGCCAACCGAGCTGCGTCGTCCTGTTGCGGGGGGGAGGGTAGAGAAGGATTTATTGCGGAGGGCCTTTGCGGGGACGCATTATTTGCCGGCCGATGTGCTGTGGCGGACGAAGGAGGCGTTTTCCGATGGAGTGAGTACTTCCGAGAAATCTTGGTTCCAGGAAATCCAGGAGCGGATTCTGGAGAGGGGGCTTGTTCCTTCGAACTGGGAGAAGTTGGCGAATAAATATCCTTCGCCGGTTCCCATTACACCTGAGTCGTTTTATTATCGGTCGTTGTATGAAAGTATGTATACAAAAACAGGGGATTACTGGCCGTATTGGATGCCGCAATGGTCACCCGAGACAAAGGACCCGAGCGCGAGGACGCTGGCTGTGTATGGCGGGGGGTCTGGAAAGGCAGATGTGGTAGATTCTCCCGTATAAAAACGTAAAAAACTTGAATTTGGCTGGGGCTGGGTTGGAAGGTCACCATGGAAAAACGGCGATGTCTTGCTCGTCTGACGAATTGGGATAAAACGGCGGAGCGGCTTGCTCCATGCATGACAGCGTCTCATATTGTTCTTTGTAAGAATACTCGTGAAGGGGATTCTCCCATTTGCGAGCATTGTAAGAGTCGTCCTGTGGATGGGAAATACCAGACGCGCATGATACATGGGCTTCTTACGGAGCCTATACCGGATATTTCCAGGTTGTATGGAGGGCCGTGGTATTGGATGCAGGTGGATAAACATGGAGAGCCGACGAATAAGGAATGGTTGGCGGCGGCGATGGCGAGTCAGGCGGCGGCGGAACAAGCTGTGGCAGATGCGGTTGACGTCGCTGGTGTCAAGGGGTTGACTGCTTGGAAGGTTCAAAGGATGGGTGTAAAAGAAATAGAGATGAGGAAACGGAAGGCTGAGGGAGCCAAGGCTAAGGCTTTTGCGGCAAAGGCTGCTGCTTCTACAGAAGCAAAGGCTGCTGCTCCTTCCGCTGTAGGAGCAAAGGCCGCACCCCCTGCTCCAGCAAAAAAGGCTGGAAAGTCTGGGACGCTGCTGAATATCTTTTACAAGGTGGATAAGAAATACGAGGAGGCAGCTGCTGACCCTGTGACCATGGAGACCGATTCCTATCGCATACGAAAGCAGAAGATTGGGGATATAGAAGTCTGGATTTCTGAGAATGGGATGGTGTTTGATTGTGAAGACGGGTCTGGAAAAATCGGGGAATGGATTGGGCGATACGTGAACGAAGAATTCGTGGAGATTTAGACCCTGCATATTAACTTCGGTGGATATTAGACCCGTAATACTAGATTAACATTTTAATTATTCACAGTTTATATAACAAAATGGACCTATTTACAAATATGTTCTGGATTAGTTCATTGATGTTTTTCATATTATCCTTTTATTTACTCTGCTGTACAAAAAGAACTTCTATTTTTTATCTACAAATTGCCTCAGGATGTGGCATGTTTATTACAAGCAAGATTGGGCGTAAATTTTTAGGGTTGGATTGAATATTATAAATTCGTGGAGATTTGAACTGCGTTCAAAGGTCTAAAGAATATCCCCCGATATACACTAGGAGGTGGTGGATTCTCCTGGGGGGCCTTTTTTTACTTCTGATAGCTCAGTTGGCAGAGCGGGGGATTGTAGCAATCATTATTTTGCTGTACTTCTCAATCCTCCCCAAGTCGCTGGTTCAATTCCGGCTCAGAAGAATGTGGGTATTTAACCCCCTTTGGTCTGATAGCTCGGTTGCTTCGCAAGAAGTAGCCTTGCTAGAGGACCAACCCCGTTGGTCTGATAGCTCAGTTGGTTAGAGCACTCGGCTGTTATTACGTGGTTTTTCGGGGAAGACCATGGATATGTGTTGTTGTTGTGACTTACCCAACTCACATGTTTGCAGCGTATACCGGGAAGTCCTGGGTTCAACCCCCAGTCGGACCGCCATTTTTTATATCGTTCTACGAGCTAAAAAATGAGTTTTTATATCGTTCTACGAGCTAAAAAATGAGTTTTTATATCGTTCTACGACCTAAAAAATGACTTTTTATCTTCGGTCGTTATATTTTCGGAAAATATAACGGGCGGAGCAGACGAGCTGTATCTCAGGGCTATGACTCTTGCGACGCCGAAGTTTCCAGTGCCACCCCTTCGACATACATGGTTGGCCCCATGTTCTTAGTATCCTTGCAACACATGTTTATTATTGCTGTATGCTGCGAGGTTACACGGAGACCTGTTATATAAAACGGGTTATGTTGGACAAGGGGGACAGGAAACTTTGATTCTAGATGATTCGCCATCTTCAGGAATCAACCATTCATGATAAATAACTGGGATTATCAGTAATCAATGTTTCTGCTCCTGCTCCCTAAAAGGCAACCGGCCGGTGTCCGAGGGAGCACAAGCAGAAGCATGGGCGGCCGCTCTTTTTCTATGTATTGTTCGTTAGCTTAATGAAGAATACATTGTTTGTGCTATAAGTAGAATGGCTGCTGCTGCTGCTTCTGGTGGCGGTGGAGGTGGCGGTGGTCCTTATCCCTCTCTCATAAGTAAAGAACTCTTAGATTTTTGGAAAGTATTATGGCATGTGGATGTGATAAAGGACCACGGCTCTGATTATGATCAGAAGACAATTAATGAGCAAATATTGCCTCCTAATCTTGATGGCACACCTAACTATAAGTTAGAAACAAATTTATTTCAAAGAATGCATACTACAAAATATAGTCAAGGTACTCCTACAATACATAATATGTCAGATAAGAATGATTTATTTAATAGGTTAATTAATATTGATAATATACAATATAGTAATCATAGTAATGCTACGCCTATTTTTTTAAGTAATGCACAAAAGAATCCATATAATTTTTTTAATAGTGATATTCAACCTGGAATGCAAGGAGAGATTACTGTGAACTACTCAGTTGGAACTAATAATAAATATAAATACCTTTGTATTGCTACGAGTAATGCCCAGCACGTAGCAACTACAATAAATAATAAGTTAGCTAAGAATTGTATAAGAATAACAGATACTACAGTTCACGGTGATGAAGTACTCAAAGCATGGAGTAATTATTGGCCTAAAATAATGATACAAGGACACACTGCTGCTGTAGAAATGGACCCAGCGGGTAAAATGAATCCTGTTACAGTAAATGATAGTAATTTCACAAATAAATTCTATGTTGAAGCTATACCAAATGATACTAAATATGGTTATACAGTTATAGAATATCCAGGATGGAATTCTTTATCGAATGCTGCTGCTGCTGCTGCTCCTGCTGCTGCTGCTGCTGCTGCTGCTGCTGCTGCTGTTGCTAATAAGAGTCGTCATTATAATAGCCCAATGTCATATTTATACTCTAAGAAATCTGTGATCGTTCATAATTTTGGACTATTGAATTATGATGATAAAAATAAGTTCAAAAAATTTAATATAAAAACAAGATTTGTATATATGCGTTATCCTGGAATGCCTATTGAATTGACAGGTAAATATGAAGATAATGATAATACAGCTGGAAATTTATCAAAGCTTATGGCGCGTTTGAAACAAGTATTCAAAATTAATCCAACAGATGTTAGAGAGGCTTTATTTGTATCAAAACACGCTGCAGACATTTTTCAAGTATTAGACCAATATAGAGAATTTATTTTAATATCTGCAAATAGGATATTGAATACTTATGATAATCCTGGTAGTAATTCAAAACAAATTGCTGTAAATAATCTGGTAACAGAAATATTACAACGTGCTGCTTCTCCTGCAGGTGCTCCTGCTCCTGCTGCTGACGGTGACATTATAGGTGATTATATAAAATCTTCTGACTTTATGAAAATGTTTGAATCATACGATTTAAATCCTATATCAACAGCACTTACATACGAATATGACTCTTTATTCATGCACAATTCTAAAAAAACTCATGCGATATTCTTACAAAATACAAAATTTGATACACCTCAATCACAATACAACTCTCTAAAGATTAGTGTTGATACAATGAGAACTTCTGTAAATAGTCAAATTTACAAGTATAATCAACAGGCAGATCATATAAATACAAAATTCGAATTTTTTTATAATTACTATAATAAGTTTTTCGATGCCTTGAAAAATGATTTCGATGCCTTGAAAAATGAGTTAAGGAGCTTACTAGTTATGGATTTGGGCGAAGGTATGGGTTTGGGCGAAGATATGGATTTGGGCGAAGGTATAACACTAGTACCAGCTGGAAAAGGAGGAGCCAGTAGAAATTCAACGGCTTTGTATAATATGATGAACGATTTATCTGACAGATTATATAATTATAAATACGGAGATCCAGCAAGCGCAGCAGCAGCAGCAGCAGGAGGTGGGGGTGGGCGTGGGCATGGGGGTGGAGGTCGAGCTAATCCTGGGCGTAAGAGAGCATTATGCGATGTATTCGTATACAAAAAAGTTTTAGAAGGAAACCCTGACTTCCAAGATGAAAAATATAAATATATAATGAAAAAGGCGTTGATGCTTGCAGTCTTGAGTTTATATGTTCCTAAACAACGTATAACTGCATTTATTGATCAAAATGATATAGTTGTGGCGGAGGCGGCGGCGGCAACGGCGGCGGCGGAGGCAGCGGCAGCGGCGGCGGCGGCAGCGGCGGAGGAGATGGGCGGTGCGGCTGCTGCGGCGGCGGAGGCATATAATTTAGGTATAGTATCTTTAAAAAATTTACTGAAATTATATTCCGATAAAAAAAGTCAGATGCTAATACCAGAATCCTATTTAAATGTAAATATTCTAAATGATACTAGTAATAACTTTCGTGAAATAAGAATTCCACAGAACTTTGCTATGCAGCCGCCTACTCCTGAAAGCCCTGCTAATATAAAATTAGTAGGCAAAGCAGAATATCAATGGGATTCTATTGATACTCGAGCTGTAAATAATGATAGATTTAGTACGAGAAGGATATTTTGTGTTGCGCCGAGATATGTAAAAGAATGGGCAACAGACCTTATTTTATATATAAGATATGCATTTTCTACGTATGGTAGTAATTCTCCCCCTGGAGGTGGAGGTGGAGGTGGAGGTGGAGGCCCAGCCAACAAATATAATGATTTTCTAACATGCCTTAATAATTCTCTTTCTGGAGTAAGCCAAGCTACTTTTATACATATACTGGGTATAGTAGATGGAGATGGGGCTAGAGCAGTACAACAAGCATCGGCAGCGGCAGCATCGGCAGCGGCAGCAGCAGCAGCAGCAGCGGCAGCAGCAGCAGCAGGGGCAGCAGTAGCAGGAGCAGGAGCAGGAGCAGGAGCAGGAGCAGGAGCAGCAGGAGCAGCAGGAGAAAGAGCAGCAGCAGCAGGAGCAGCTGCAGGAGCAGCAGCAGCAGGAGCAGCAGCCCCAGGAGCAGGAGCAGCAGTCCCAGCAGCAGCAGCACGAGAAGCAGCAGCAGCAGCAGCAGCAGCAGCAGCAGCAGCAGGAGCAGGAGGAGGAGATAACAACAACCTAAGGAGGCCCCAGATAGGTGGTGGAAAGAGATATCCTAATAAAACGGCACATTCTAAAAAAATAAAGAATAAAACAAGAAAAATATATAGAGTAATACAACATGGTGGTGCAAATATAAGTACGATAGTTTCAAATATAAAAGAGAAATTAGATAGATACAGAAGCAATATAGAAAGATTTTATAATATGAAACCAAATGATTCTGGCTTAAACACTCATACAACTAATCATCCTAATGCCCCTGAACAATTTAACTCACAAGATACTTTACAATTGACTAATCGTACGGAACTTGAATCCTACAATGATTCACGTATGTCTACCTTAGTGAATAAATTTGCAACAGCATTACCAGCATTACCAGCATTCACACCTATAAACCCAGATGAACTCTTAAAAACAATACTTGAAGATTATCTGATATATATTTCTATGTTAAATAATGTATGCGATGTAGAATGTAATGACGAACTTGTAAGAAATTATGTTAGTGGTTTTGTATTCGATATATATGGAATTGATATTGATCCTCCATCTACAAGCGGAGCAACAGGAGGTGGAGGTGGAGGTGGAGGTGGAGCTCCGCGCCGCCCTCAAATAGGAGGAGCATTACTTAAACAAACAGAGGCAGGTGTAGAAGACGAAGAAGATTTTATTGGGCCGCCGAATCAAGAAGAAGGAAGTGCGTTTATATCTGCAGATATAGGATATCCTAATTTATTAACTCTTGGAGAAATACTACATCAAATAGAAATAAGACCTGCCGCTAATAAACCAGGAGACGACATTATAAAGCTTGTACATGATATACAAGAGGGTTTGAAAAGTTTGCGTGGAGGTGGCGGTGGAAGAGGTGGAAGAGGTGGAGGTGGTGGAAGAGGTGGAAGAGGTGGAGGTGGTGGTGGCGGTG